CACCAAATGTAATATAATCTTGTGCGCATTTCTCAAACACATCGTTCCAACTATCAATAGGATTGGCACGCACTAGAATGTAATTTAAAGACTCGTCTGTGGTCTTTAATCCATTGCCAATGGTAGCGTCTATCTTTGATTGAATTGCCGTTCTATTAATCGCTGAACGCAAAAATAAGCTCGCTATAAATTGAGGATATAAATTGTCCTCTCCATAGCTTATCCATTTTTTTGAACCACGCTCCGAGAAGGTCGGCAAATTTATTTGAATTTGTGAAATCGAATTGAATGCAAAATTGTTCATATACTATTAAATATCTTTTTTAGCGTTTTTTCGCAATGAAATAATTTCGTAAAAATACTTCACGCTAACCAATATTGATGCAATAATTGATACAATGTAGAAAACTATTTTTAAATCTTCTGGCAATGTCGTCAAACTTACTCCGAAAGTCGTTGCGTTTAGTACGTTTACGGGCTCTTTTAATGTGTCGATTATTGTCTTCATTAGCTTACATAAATTACGCTTTCGCTTTTTTCATTATCGGATATATATTCAATTTTTTGTACTTCGGTATCGCCAGCCAAAAATGCTTGACCACGATTGTAAATTACATTCCCTATATTAATCGTATAATCAAAATTACCAAAAGGCAATCCGTTTAAATGATAATCGGCTGTAATACCATCATTAATGTAAATGGTAAATTCTGCAAATCTTGTACTACTTGTTTTGTTCTCTAATTTACAAATGTGCTCAATCCTATCAAAGCCATTGAATAAATGGATTTGATAGTCATTCATGTTTTGAGTAAAGTCTCCGTAAATTATAAACTCGTTTTTTCCTTCTATTAAATTTATCATGACATAAAAAAAGGCGATGCGATTGACCGCACCGCCCTATTTTTTTAAAGGTTAATATTAGTTAGCTGAAGTATTGAAATCAAAGCCACCAACCGCTGCTGTTGAATTCGGTGCGATTGCTGCTATTGCTGTTCTACTTGTAGAGCTCAATGCTGGCATTGGATCCGCTTCCATTGATTGGAACGTGAATGTATATCCGTTCATGTCTCCGATTGCTTGACCGCCTTCACCTACCATTGTAGATAAAACTGCACCACGTGTGTTAGCTAACAACCAGTATTGACCCATGTTATCTACTGCGATAACACGAATTTCACGATTCTTTGCTAATAATAAGAATTCGTTTCTTTTTGCAACGTCTCTTTTTGAGATGTTTACGCTTAATTCAGTTGTGTAAAAAACTGTTCCGTTTGCGTTTGAAATCGTTGCCGTTTCTGTTAATTTTGCAGTATCTTTTGCAAATTTGTATTGAAAGAAATCACCACTACCACCAGCTAAGGTTACTTCGCCCGCTGTAACTGTTTGGATTTCAAAATTGTCGCCCGCAAAAACGTAGATAGTATTCACACCACCTAAGGCGCTCATACAATCTAAATTAATCGTGCTTAATATGCTACATGCCATTTTTTAAATATTTTTAAAGTTGAAAAATAAGGGAGTTTTTAACTCCCTTTTTTATGATTAAAGATTTGATACTACTTGTGAAACATAAACCGCTGTTCCAAGTCTGAATTTAGCATTGAAATTCATGATATCATCCGCTTCGTTATAGTAGAATTTGAATGTATCCATTTCGTCTAATAAACCAGTTCCAAAGAAAATGTATTTTTTAGGAGCGATAATAACACGAGCTGCGTCATTGATACCAGGTGCTGCAAATACTGTGATATTTGTACCAGGGAAAACGAATGAACTAGGAGCGTTAACACCACTTGCATTTGAAACTTGTGCAAATTGTCCGATAACTGATGCACCTGTGTTAATCAATGCAGCTACTAACGCTTGATAGTTAGCGTATGAAGTGTACATGATTAAGTCATCTTCAGTTTGTAATGCTGGAGTTAATGAACCTACGTTTAACCAAAATTCTGCGATAGCTGTTGATGAAGTCCATTGTGTGTAAGCACCAGCACTATTGATTGAACCTTGAGCATTTTCAGTTTGATATAACAAACCTGTTAATGTAGCTCCATCTCCTTGCCAAATTGTATTCTCAACATATTTAGCGATGTTTTTTATTTTATCGTTTGCGATTAATTCAGCGAAAGGTACTGTCTCTTGATTTGCTGCTGCACCTAATTGAGAAGAAGTCCATTTAGTTCTCAATGTTTCAGGGCACATTTGCTCTTTTAACATTTTACTTCCTACAACTAAAGGAATTTGTGAAAATACTGTTTCGTTTGAACCTATTTGACCTGCTGCAAATCCACAAGTCGCATCTTTAATGTCAACTGTTGAATTTAATAAATTGATTGCAGAAGTTCCCGCAGTTTTACCCGCTTCGATTGTTACGAACTCGGTAGTAAATGACTTCAATAACGCCGCACTGATTAGGTCGGTAGATAATTGGTCGGTATAATTTGGTAATGAATTTACGTTAAATGGCATAGTTTATTTTTTTAATTGGTTTTTAATTTCTTTTAATTTTTCTAATCTTGAAAATGTTGTTTCGATAACTTCGTTATCAGTTTTTTTAATTGGTGCAACTGCTGGCGCTTTTGAGAATGTAGATACCTTTTCTTTTAATTTAGAAATCTCATTACTCAACTCCATAATAGTTTCGTAAACTAACACCATTGGATCAACTGCAACTTCTTCAACTTCAGCCGCTTCGATTGATACTTCAACTGGTGCCTCTATTTCTGGCATTTCTTCTTCTACTCTGATAACTTCGGTAATAACACCAAGTTCATCTGTCATAAAAATTGTGCCGTCAACTAATGTGTGTTCACCAGCTCCAACTGGGTTATTTTCAGCATCAAAAACTGGGAAACCTACTTCTAATTTTTCAGTAGATAATTCAGTTCCATCAGCTAAAATTAATTTTTCTAAAGACACTTCTACGCCTAGTAGTGCTCTAATTTGGTTTAATTTAATCTTGTACATGTTCTTATATATTGGTTTTAAAGTTTTTAACAATTTTTGTGAATAACTATTTTTCGCTTTTGGGTAAAAAACCATGATTTGGTTGGTCATATGGAGCTGTTCCAGCAAGTCCTGGCGCTCTACCTTTGTTTATTACTTTCTCTTTAGCGTTGATGTAATATTTACGCCAAAAATGTTTACAGTTAGCACCGCCCGAGTATTTCCAAATGTCGTAAATATCCGTACCTCGTGGGCCGAAACCAGGGTTAACGGGAGCTTGTGCGATTGCTTTAATTTCCTCAAACGTGAAATACGTTTCTAAAGATAACATTGTTCTACAAAAGATTCTTTCAGCTGGCGGCCCATCGTATTTGTAAACTGTCAATCCTTCTTTATATCCTTGCGGTCGTATGAAATTTTCGTCTACTTCTACCAAGTCAAATTCTTCCATATCACTTGCTTTTATTCCTAAAGTTTTCGCAAGTTCCAAAGCCTTATCTTCGTCAAATTCTACGATGCCTTTTATCTTGTTGAATAATTCCTCATTCTCATATTCCTCGAATACACCTTCAACGCTAAAGCCTTTTAATTCTCCATTTTTAACTCTTTGCCATGTCTCTTTATCTTCTACTTGCATTGATACCATCCACGTTCCTACTGGCACATCGTAACCATATTTTTGAATTGCCTTATCGTTCTCATCTTCAACAATCCAAGATTCATAAACATACGTTCCTGTTTTCTTTTTGTTTTCGTGGTCTTGATTCACATCGTTTGTGCGAGCTTCCTTCATGAATTTTTTAGCAATCTTCAAAATAGTTTCTTTGCTAAATACTACATCGTAGTAATTGCCATTGTCATCAACTCGAATAATCTTTAAATCAGGAATCATTGCTGGCCCTATAACAATTTGCAAATCATTGTCGAAACGATACTTCTCAGTTTCTTTTTTGAAGTACATGAAATCCACTTCGATGGCTGGCTCTTCAACAAGTGAAATTTTATCCACTCCGCCTTCGTCGCTAATTACTAATTCTATTAATTTTCTATTCATTATAAACGTGCTATTTGTTTTAATTTTAAATTGGCTTCTATTTGTGAGGTCATCTCGCTTGCTACGACATATGTTTTAAATATCGGATTTGCGTTATTTTGATTTCCGAATGCAACACCGCCACCCGCTTGATTGATATTAGATAATAAATTACCAAACATTGCAGTAGATTTCGCATTGATAACCGATTCACCATTTGACAATCTAGCCATGATACTATCCGATGTTGAAGTACCCATCCCAGTTACAAGTCCACCCGTTGCGAATTTGGATGGTGCTTTGCCACCACTTGAATTTGAGTTATCCGTTGCATTGTCAATTTCAGCGATGGCTTTGTTTTTTTGGTTTAAAATATTAGCAATGGCAATCGTACTTGATGCGATACTTGCTGCAATCGGTGCGGCTGCTGCAAGTCCTAAAGTCGATAGCGATGCTGGGTTTGCTAAAAAGCCAGCATTCGCTGCTGCTGTTTGTCCTATAACGCCCGCAATCGAACTAGCCGCTCCTACTCTTACTGCCGTTTTTTGTCGTTCTTTATCCTTAACATTATCACCTTTCAACCTATCTGCAATGAAGCTACCAATATTTGCAGCCGTTTGCGCAATTGAGCCAATGGCTTCTATGTTTGATTTTTTACGAGCTATTTCTTCTTCTTCAATTTGTTTTTTTGTTTTTTCAATTTCTCTTTCAGTTTCAATAGTTTTTTCCTTAAATGTTTGTTGAAGTACTAAAAGTTTTTCATTATATTCTTTTTTCTTTACTAAATCATTGTCAAGGTCTGCGTATTGATTATTTAATAATTCTAATTGTTTCTCATATTCTTTTTTGTTTATATCTTCTTTAGTCTTATCAATTTGGATTGTAGTTTCAACTGTATTCTTACCATACTTTTGTTGAATTGCTAATAACGCTTCATAATGAGCTAATTGCTTTTGCAAATCTTCTTCAAAGCCAGCATCCTTTTGATTTTGTAATTTTACTTCATTTTGATAAGCCGCTTCCTGGTCTTTTTCCCTAGCATCTGCTAATCTTTTATCATGATTATCTTCTTCAACTTTTAAAGCCTTTGCTCTTTCGCTTGTATCCTTTATTTGTTTGATTCTTTTTACATCTGCTAGATGTCTTATTTCTTCTTTCTTTTCTTCTGTATCTGCTGCAAGATTTTCAGCTTCTGCATTTAATCCTTTTATAAATTGTGCATCGTCTTGTTTATTCTTTTCTTGTTCTTGCTTAATCTTTTCTTGCTTTGCTTTTCTTTGTTCTGCTAACTTTTGGTCATGCTCTTTCTCTTTATCTACTGCAGCTTTGTTTGCATCCGTTTGTTGTTGCGCTTTTAATATTACTAATTCTTGTTGTGTTTTTAAAGTCTTTGCTTGCGCATCGTTAACATCTTTAACCGATGCGTTGTAAGCAATTATAGCACCATTTAGATTTTCTTTAGCATTTTTTAATCTTACTTCATTTTCTTTTTTATCTTGTAAATAGATAGCTCTTTGAGAGGTAAACGCTCCCTCTAATGCAAGTTTTCTATCCAATTCAGCTTGCGTTGCGTCATGCGTTGCGATGGTATTTTTGTACATCTCCAACGTATTCTTTTTCAAGTGGTAATTTTTCCACGCTTCGGCTTCATTCTCTTTTGCAATAACGATGGCACGCTTTGCAATGGCTTCACTTGACTTACCTTGCGCTTTCATTAAACGCAATTCGTAATCTTGTAATTCTTCTTTTTTCTTTCTACTTTCTTCTAATCTCTTTGTTTGTTCTTCAACTGCTTTTGTATTTTTTTCAGTGGCTTCTTTCGATACTTCCAAAGTTTGATTTGAACTTTGAAACATTTTTATTAATAAGTAACCAGCCGTTATCAATGCCGTAATAGCTACCACAACCGCACCAATCGGATTCGCACTCATTGCCGCATTCCATAACCATTGAGCCGCCGTTGCTACTCTTTGAAATATAGTTGTACTTCTAATAACCGCTCCTAATTGTTTGAAGCTATCAATACTTTCACCCAATGCTTGAACACCACTAGCCAAAGCCATAGCTTGATTCACTTTTGCAATCGCTTGTTCTACGTCTTTACTTTTACCGCCTAGAATACCCATTGCACCCGTAACCGCACTAAAGCCACCCGCAACCCCAGTCAATGAACCCATTAAGGATTTGAATTTAGCGTCGGGATTAAACGCATCTGTTAAGGATTTCGCATCACCGATTCTATCCTTTAAACTTGCTGCACTTTTAGCCGCTTCAACTGCTTCTTTTGATGTTGCTCCGAACTTTTCACTTAATTCAGCAACGTTCGCTTGCGCTTCTTTTAATTGGGTTTTTAGACTCTTTACACTTTCATTTGCATTATCTATTGGGTCTGTATTCGTTGGAAAAATAATAGGTATTTCTATTCCGTTTGCCATAGTATTTCTTTAGTTTAATTTTATTTATATGCAGCTAACAACGTTAGCTAAATTTGTTAATAATCCGTTGACGTATCTTGCTACGTATGGTTCGCCAGGATTGTAATACCATCCATCGGGAACGTGTGTTGTTAGTGCTATATCGCTCCATGCTTCGGTGCAATTATATAATTCATTTGCAAATCCGTAGAATGGTTGTAATGGATTACCACAACAACTAGCATCTATAACACTCGCTCCAAAACATGCGTCAAATTTTTCTTGACCTGGTCTTGTGCATACGCATGAAGTCGTTACATGGTAAGTTGTAATGATTCCGTTTATTACACTAAAAGTATTTGAAGCGCCGTAAGAATAAACACCACTTGGAGCTGGGAAATTCCCGTTCGGGTCTAAAAATATTTGCCCATTACTTTCATAATACATGACATTTGCCCCCCCATTTTCAAAGCAACAATAAACATCACAAATTGTCTCGGGATTTGCTATGTAACACATCAATTGACCTTCTATTAATTGCCTTGGAACTATCGAGATTGATTCACCTACTCGGATTAATTCTACTTTGCAAGCCGTTGGTTTGCCTACTTGATAATCGGTTATTTTGTTAACCATATACCACGCATCCTTAATGAAGATTTTATCATTGAATTTTAAATCCCAAACTTTTTTATAATCTAAAACAATGTCCATTTCAACAATACGCCCGTATTTATCGTAGGTAAATTCGTACCATTTGCGCCAAAAGTTATTCCATAGGTCGCTCGATGTTCTCGCTGGCGGGTTCGTTACACTTGGAGTAATATCCCATAAAGGCGCTGCGTTTCTCCATGCTAAATCTCTAAAAATAGTTGTTGTATCTAGTGCGCTATATTGACTAACTAACGGGTATTGATTCCAGTGCTGAGTAACTAACGCATCGTTTTTAACGTGCCATTCTAAAGGCGCATTTCTCATGCCATTATAATATACCAATCTTAATTTTGGAGTTATTGGTGTTCGCTCCGTTGTTGTATCTTTAGCGATGTGTGGTATTAAGAATTTAGCTGCTAACTTTTGGTTGGGCGTTGCGCTTGTTTCTGCGCTTGAATTCCCAATCGGTAACAATGGAGTAGGTGCAAATAACGACTGCGTCACTTCGTTTCCTGTAATAACTTCTATGTTACTATCCAAATCAAGTTGTCCGTAAGTTGTTTTTGTAGCCGTTTGAAAATTGTAGTTAACATAGTCGCTATCTTCATCGTCTCTCCAAGTATTTGAACGTGGTTGCGATGTGAACAAAGGACTTGATACGATGTCGACATTACCATCAACATAATCAGTCCAATCTCTTTGCGCTCCCTGTTCTACCCAATCTACCCATGGCGTAATAATGAAATGTTTTTCTTTAGTTTTTGATGGTTCTAAAACAAGATTATATCTTTCAATTATAGCCTTTAAGAAATCAATGTTTTTTACGTTGTTTGGTAAGAAATTATTTAACACCGCAATATTACCAACGGATGTTGTTTGTAACACTTGCATTTCTGAAATATTGTTTAATGGTAAGCCACCAAATGGAACTGGTGCCACAAACCTAAATAGTAATTCATCTCCTAGTGCTGCAAAAGAATTATCAATATTGATAGTGCCACTGAAATAATATGAACTATTAGCTGGTGCCGTGAATGCTGTCGGGATTGATGTTGTACCCTGTGTAACATTGTAAATCTCAAACCAAAATAAAGTTGAAGTTAAAAAGTTATTTCTGAACCAACCTTGAATAGTAAAAATATAATAGTCTGCTAAACTTGAAAATTGAATAGGAACTTTAAATCTATTTGTTGTTGTGTCAAATGAATTACTAGGATCATAAACTTCATTAGGTAAAATAATGTCACTTGTACCCGCTGTTAAAACTTGCTGCCATAATCCACTAACTGAAAGTTTTGAAATAGTTGTATCAGTTGCTCTATCAGTTTGCTCGGTAATAACGTATTGATTCATGAAATCCGAACCACTTAAATAATCACTTTCGTAAGTATATCCAGTCTCATTAAAGATAGCATCAAGTAAAACTTTAGCACGAATTACTGGCTTGAATTGGTCGATTGATAACGGATGATTATTAGCTGTAAATCCTTTCTTTGAATGTGTGCCATCACGATAAGACAAAGTATTCTGCACTGGCTCGCCATTCAAATAATCATAGCCCCACTCGATTAAAGGATATATCACATCTCCACCCAATAAATTACCATTCCAACTATTTACAATATTTACATAGCTTTTTTCGTGATTGTATTGAGATAGGCTCAAACTATTCATGAAGCCACCGCCTATTTTAGCTGCGAAGTCCGACACCTCACCAAAAAAAGTCACTTCATATTCAACATTCTTATCCTTGTTATTTGTGAATATGTTAGTCAATCGGATATTACCTACTGAAATCGTCACGTTGCTATCTTCAATATACGCATCTATTTTTTTCGTAGCATCAAAAGTTTGCGCATTGATGTTGAACGCACTTTTAAAAAACAAATTATTATTTGCCGTGTTTGGTACTCTAAATGTTTGTGAATATGTCGATGGGCTTGCAGTTGGATCCATTATGTCAGCGACCGCCATTGTCAACTTAATCGGATTGTTTTCCATTAAGTCTAACAATATATATCCCGTTGTACTATTTGCGTATAATTTCATTAATTAATCTTTTGCGTTTGGTTTAAGAATATTTCAAATTCACCCTGTACTAACTTAACTTGTTTTATATTCTTTGTTTTATAGCTTGTTTGTCCTATTCTCACACTATATGGCACTAACACATTATATGGATTATCATTAAAATAAGCAATAACATTCGAGCTCTTTTGTAAGCCTTCTAATAAGTTAACTTCATCCTGTGTAAGCCAATCCGTGTTCAATGTCCACGATGTCATCGCTTGTTTGTTATAAATTACTTCTCCGCCTTTCGTTTGTAGATTAAAGTTTGGATTCGTTACGTTTTCAGTAACTGGCTTTAACGAACTCCAATTCATTGATTCTTGATAGTAGTTGTCATTTGTAGTCGTTGTATCCTTTTCCATGAATGCAGTGAAATTCATGTAATCTCTACCGCCCAAATCATTTAACCAACTTAATCGAACTCTAGTGTATAATGTATCGCAATCTCCAAGCATTGTTAATCTAGTTATTTGAGTTAATGGTTGATATTCAACGCATCCATTACCAACTGCGTGATTAAACATTTGTACCTCGATATATTCGTTAGGGCCCATTACATTAGCTTGCCCTGTATAAATGTTAATCAATTCAATTAATGAAGCTAATCTACATTGAACATGAATGATGTCAAATTCAGCTGTTAATTGAGTTGTAATAACATCACTACAAACACTCTTTTGATAATAACCAGCTATTGCATCAACACTAATCGGTAAGTTACTTACAATTACATTACCAAATTGGTCGTAATAATTTAAAACTAAAAATGCAATATAACAATCATCTAAATTAGCTGGATATTGTGTCCAATTTATATAGCTTAAAACGTTCATGTCATTGTAATAAACCTTTTGTTTTAAAGGCGCATAATTTAAAGGATATGCTAAAGTATTGTTACTAATTGCATCACCCCAATCGTATGTAAAGTTTCTTGATGGCAATAAACCATAGCCACCACTCAATAGAATCCCGTTTGACATACCATCCTGTTGAAGTCTAAATTCTAAACTACTATTCCAAACGTGCACGGGAATGTCAAAATGATTTTGAGTTGTACGAGCCCACAATTCATAATCAGGCTCACCAGCCGCTCCACTACCATCGTATATTGTACCGCCGTACTCTTCACCAACTTTTAAAAATAGATGTAAACTTGAATTAGTATTATCTGCGAAAATATGACTTTGCGAAGTTGTGTTAATAGTTGTTTCGGGTATTCTATCGTTCTTTAAATACGCCTGACAAATTTGACTAATGTCGACCATGCCGGCACCAGCGGGATTTGGTTTTACTTTCAATCTTATTTCAAATGTGCCGTTAATATAAACATCAAATACATAGGAAAAATTTAATTGATTAATTTGGTCACTCGTTACACTCCATATAATCGGATTGTATGTTCCTTGTAAGTAAGATGGTGCGTAGTTAATTGTTGTTATCATTTTTATTCTTTTGGTGGGCTAAAAAATTATAAGCCGTTATCAATTCTATTTTTGTGACTTCTTCGATTTTGAGGATGTCGTCTTTAGCAAGGAAGTAAACAAACGCATTCCAACCTCGAGCGCAACGGATGTCAGCACGCTCAAGATTTTCTTTTTCTTCTCCGCCTTCGGCTTCTCCGAAAAGTCCTTTATAGCTTCTTTCAAGTTGCCCAATATATTTAAAAAAAAAACAGCCGTGTTTAGTGCCACTTTAACGGGCATTTTCTCTGCAAATAATTCTGCACGAGCTTCAAATGTGTCGGGAT